ATATCGTCAAGTTAGACGAAGATGGGAACGGCGTCACTATGAACGGCATGGGGCTAGTACGCGCGCAACGTGTGGCTACCGCCTTCATGATGATTAAGCGTGAAGTCATTGAGAAGTTGATTAAAGATAACCCCCAGTGGAATTACTGGGATAACAAGACCGAGCGCACGCTGTCTGCTATTTTTGACTTCGCGGTTAAAGACAACTCCTACGTAGGTGAAGACTACCTATTCTGTGACCGCGCCCGTGAGGCAGGTTTCCAAGTCTGGGTAGACCCAACCATTAAATTGGGTCACATGGGGGTTCAAGAGTACGAGGGTGATTATGGCAATGAAGCCTTCTACCCACGGCTTGTTAAAGATGGGAAAGTAGCAAATGGCTAAGACTCCTGCGTGGCAACGCAAAGAGGGTAAGAACCCAAAAGGTGGGCTAAATGCTAAGGGTAGGGCATCGTACAACGCTGCCAATCCCGGTAAGCCCGGCTTAAAGGCGCCACAGCCAGAAGGCGGTGCTCGCAAGAAGTCATTCTGTGCCCGCATGACAGGCATGAAAAAGAAGTTGACTAGCGCCAAAACCGCTAACGATCCAAACAGCCGTATCAATAAGAGCCTACGGGCATGGAAGTGCTGATATGGAGATGATGCTTTGGAATATGGTGTTGACCGTATTGATAGGTGTCTTAGCCTATATTGGGCATGAGAAGGCATCTGAGATCCAGCGGCTCAACATTTTGATTAACAAGACTAGAGAAGAGGTGGCCCGTGATAACGTCACTCAAGCAGAAATGGACAAATTTGTTGACCACATTGACCAAAGGTTTAACAAACTTGAAGCAAAAATTGATCTCCTTATGCAAAAGGGGTAAGTGATGATTACTAAATCTGAACGTACAAAATCGCTAGAAGAAACACAAGTTGATCCAAATGAAGATCTTATGACCCGTGGTGTTAGGTCTGGGATTAAAGGCGCCGCTCTTGCCGCAAGCAGGCTTGGCGATGTTGCTGCTACTGGCGCTGACATGGCGGCTAATTACCTTAAGAAAAAAGAGCCTCCCAAAAAACAAAGAACCTTCCAAGATTTTGTTGAAGAATCTGAAAAAGAGGCTGGCGAAAGAGCACAAGAAATTCGCAGAGAAACTCGTGGTGTAAAAAAACCTCTTTTTGAAAAATTTAAACTAAGTTCTGGGGGCAAAGTTTCATCCGCCTCTAAGCGTGCAGACGGATGTGCCCAAAAGGGTAAAACTAAAGGAAGGATGGTTTAATCATGGCAAAAGGATTACGCAACGCAGCACTTCTCGGCGGTGCTGCCCTATTAGCAGCCAAGATGATGGGTGGCTCTAAAGACAGGAAAAAGCGCATGGGCGAGCAGGATGTTGATGCGGCGATGGATGTTACTTCTCGTCCAGATATGGATACCACTGGCGATGCCTCTGCTGGCATGGCTAGAACTAACATGGATGATTTTGCTCGCAAAACTCAACAAGACATCGATGCAAGAATTCCAGTTAATCCTCGTATGTCAGGGCGTATGACTGCCGGCCAAGAGGCCGATGCTGCTGCCGCCGCTAAAAATGCCGCTGCGTTTAACCGTGAGCGAGCCGCTTATTTAAACCGGGGTGCAGGCGCAGATCAAGATGCTGACGCAATGGCTGCCGCTAAAACCGCTGCCGATTTCCGTAGTGAGCGGGACGCCTATTTAAACAAGTTCTCTAATCGCCAAGCAGCCGCAGCCGCAAAGGTTAACGCCGCTCGTCGGGAGCAAATGGGGTTAAAAAAAGGAGGAACAGTTAAATCCAAAAGTGTGTCCTCCGCTTCCAAGCGCGGCGATGGATGCGCTATGCGCGGCAAAACCCGTGGCAAGATGGTGTGATATGGGAAAGAGCGCTACCGTATCCGCACCAGCAGATTGGACTCCCGAGAAGGGGGCTGAAGCAATTGCTAAGTTGCAAGGGGAAAAGACAACCTTAAAAAATATGGTGCCAAAACTTTTTGTTGAGGGTATGACCAAATTTGACAAGCAGCAGCGAGAGCAGAAGTCTTTAAACGATATGTTGGGTAGTCTAAATTACAAGCGTTTGGATGATGAAGAAGATAAAAAGGTCGGAATGAAAAAGGGCGGCAAAGTATCGTCCGCCTCAGCCCGGGCCGATGGCATAGCAATTAGAGGTAAGACTCGTGCCTAGCGTATCAGCCAAGCAAGAACGGTTTATGCAAGCGGTGGCTCATAACCCCAAGTTTGCAAAAAAGGTGGGCGTACCAACGTCCGTAGGTAAAGAATTCACTAAAAAGGAAGGTGGAGTCATGAAAGAGTCAAAGGCAATGATGAAGAAAGAAGTGTCCTTTATGAAGAAAAAGGGCGCTCCCAAATCCATGATTAAGCATGAGATGGCTGAAGCCGGTATGAAGAAGATGCGCTCTGGCGGTCTGGCTGGTGGTCATAAGCAAGCCGACGGCGTTGCCAAGAAAGGCAAAACCAAAGGTAAAGAAGTAAAAATGAACAAAGGCGGCTATATGAAGGGCGGTAAGTGCTAAATGCGTGCTAGCCGGGGAATGGGGATTATCAACCCCTCTAAAATGCCGAAGGCCAAGACGATCACCCGTAAGGATGATCCGAATGAGGTCAAGATGTATGCCGAGGGCGGTGAGTCCAAGGTAAACGAGGCTGGTAATTACACCAAACCCGGTATGCGTAAGTCTATATTTGAGCGAATTAAGGCTGGCGGTAAAGGAGGTGCTCCGGGTCAATGGAGTGCCCGTAAGGCCCAAATGCTGGCTATGCAGTATAAGAAAGCAGGCGGTGGGTACAAGGATTAGGTTTCCGGTGTATGACGCCGCAACAGACGGAAACGTATTTGACTGGTTAATTAGTACCGCAGAAGACTTTAGGAAGATTAGGCAAAGAGAACGATATGTCGAACTTGAAAAAGCCGCAGCAAAGTCTGAAAGCATGGACTCAACAAAAGTGGAGAACTAAGAGTGGCAAACCTTCTACGCAAGGATCGCAGGCTACAGGGGAAAGATACCTCCCAAGCAGCGCCATCAAAGCGCTCTCCTCGCAAGAGTACGCCGCGACCACTCGTGCCAAGCGAGCCGGTAAAGCAGCCGGAAAGCAGTTCGTCGCCCAGCCTAAAGGGGTGGCTAAAAAAGTTGCTCCACATAGGAAAGTAAAATGAGCACTACCGGAACGACCAACTTTAATCTGCAACTCAACGAACTCGTTGAGGAGGCGTTTGAGCGAGCCGGTGCTGAGTTACGCACGGGCTATGAATTACGTACTGCGCGTCGTTCCCTTAACCTATTGACGATTGAATGGGCTAACCGGGGTATTAACCTCTGGACGGTTGAGCAGGGTCAGATTTCTATGGCCCAAGGTCAGATAACCTATCCGCTCCCAATAGACACGATTGACCTGATGGACATGGTAATCCGTACCCAGACCGGTATTAATCAGTCCGACATCAATATCAACCGAATTTCTAGCAGCACCTACTCTACGATTCCCAACAAGAACGCCCAAGGCCGACCCATTCAGGTCTGGATTAACCGGCAGACTGGGTACAGTTATCTCTCTAATGTCACCCTGAGCGGCAACATTACGGCTACAGACACGACCATAACCCTGAGTTCTACCGCTGATCTAGCCAATGTTGGGTACATTCAAATTGGGTCAGAGGTTATCGGGTACAGCGGAGTCAGCGTAACTGCTCCCCTAAACCAACTCCAGAACTGCGTTCGGGGTGTCAACGGTACAACGGCTGCTGCCCATACATCTGGTGCGGCAATAACGGTACAAAACCTGCCATCGGTTAACGTCTGGCCTGCTCCTGATCAAGGATCTACAGCGGCTCCTTACTACACATTTGTCTACTGGCGCTTGCGTCGGATGCAGGATGCCGGTAATGGTACGTCCACAGAAGATATTCCGTTTCGCCTTCTCCCATGTTTAGTAGCAGGGTTGGCTTACTACATTGCCATGAAGATTCCAGAAGGGGCACCTAGATTAGATATGCTGAAAGCGGCTTACGAAGAGCAATGGTTATTGGCTTCAAGTGAGGATCGTGAAAAGGCTGGGTTGCGGTTGTCGCCCCGGCAGTATTTTTATTGATGGTGGGCTATGTCTGGGCCAAAGTTTGCTTCTGGTAAAAAGGCAATATCGGAGTGCGATAGATGCGGTTTTCAGTACAAGTTAAAGGAATTGAAGAAGATCGTCATCAAGACGAAGAACATCAATTTGCTAGTTTGCCCAACTTGCTGGGAACCAGATCAGCCACAGTTGCAGTTAGGGATGTATCCTGTATATGACCCGCAGGCTTTGCAGAATCCGAGGAAAGATACAAGTTATTTTCAGGCAGGTTTTAATGGTACTCAAGTTGAAAACATTAACCCTCCTGACCCAGATGCAACCGATGCTTTTGGTATGCCGTCTGGAGGTAGTAGGATTATCCAGTGGGGGTGGAACCCTGTTGGCGGGGCAAGAGATAATGGATTAACGCCCAATAATTTAGTTGCACAGGGCAGTGTTGGAACCGTAACAGTAACTACTTAAGGAGTTTGAAATGGATATGAAAGCAGCATTAAAGGCACATATGGCTAAAAAGGGCGCTAAGGCTCACCCCGATTCCAATGTGAAGAAGTTGGCTAAGGGTGGTAAGACTAATGCTCAAATGAAGGCTATGGGCCGTAATTTGGCAAAAATTGCCAACCAGAAAAAACCCATGTCAATGGTTCGTAAAACGGGGATCTAATATGGATAAGCCAGTTAAGCAAATACCTATCGTACCCAATAACAACGGGTACCCAAACAACGTGCCTAACACCCAGACGATGCGTACTCGTGGTACTAAGAACACCACTCGGGGTAACAGCAACAGCAAAAAGATGGGCTAAATGAACTACACCGAACTAAGCGCCGCAGTTAAGGCTTATTGTGAAAATGACTTCCCACAGGTAGTGGGGTCAGGCGGTCTTACGTCTGCTGAACAGATAGCGATATTTGTTCAAAATGCTGAGGAGCGGATCTATAACTCTGTCCAGATCCCAGCCATTCGTAAGAATATGACGGGGGCTACAACTTCCGGCAATAAGTACTTGGCGCTGCCACCGGATTGGCTCTCTACATTCTCCCTAGCGGTGGTGTGTAATGGCCCGACTACCCTCCCAGACGGGCGGGTTTTTGCTTCCGGGGACTATGTGTACCTGTTGAATAAGGATGTGAACTTCATTCGTGAGGCATATCCAAGTCAGACGGATACGGGTTTACCCACATATTACGCAGTCTTTGACTACAACACGTTCATTCTTGGGCCGATGCCAAACTCAAACTATACGGTTGAGTTGCATTACTTCTACTACCCACCTTCGATTGTGACGGCTGGTACGTCATGGCTTGGGGATAACTTTGAGTCCGTGCTCTTGTATGGCTCTATGCTAGAAGCGGCGTCGTTTATGAAGTCTGATGCCGATGTCGTCAATATGTATAAAGAGCGCTACAACGAAGCCATGCTGCTTCTCAAGCAGTTGGGTGATGCTAAGGATCGTCAGGACGCCTATCGTTCTGGTCAGGTGAGGTACCCGGTTAAATGATCCCTGATCTGTCCGGCAAGAAGATCGCAATCGTGGCTATGGGTAAGTCCCATAATCAATTTGTGCTGGCTAAAACCCACTCCCAGCCGATTGATGAGGTCTGGGCGATCAATGCTATGGCAGGCGTTATCTACCACGACAGGGTGTTTATGATGGATCCAGCGAGCCGGTTCTTGGATTCTGAGGATGCAGGCACCCAGACTGGGATTATGCGGTCTGTACTAGCCAGCCATCCCGGCCCAATTTATACCTGTGAGTTAGACAGCCGTTGCCCCGGATTGGTGGATTTCCCACTTGATGAGGTCATGAACGCTTGCGGGACTGGGTACTTCAATAACACGGTGGCATACGCTATTGGATATGGCATTGCAGCAAAAGTGGCTGAGATGCACCTGTACGGGATTGACTTCTCCTACAAGAAGGTTGTGCATTTTGCCGAGGCTGGACGAGCCTGCTGTGAGTTCCTGCTGGCTAAGGCTATGGAGCGTGGCATCAAGGTTGGGATTGCTCAGGGGTCTTCTTTGCTAGATACAAACGAGCCAATAGCAAGTAAACTCTATGGGTATCACAGACTGGCTGAACCATTGGTGGTAGGCATCGAAGACGATAAGTTTGTGACCAAAAAGTATTCTGAAATCAAAGATTCTTTAGAACCACAGGAGCCTG